GCTTGACTCGCAGGATCGGCGTTGGTTCTGTATATGGTCGCGTGCACCTAGGATGGTCGATCGCCAGGCGCAACTATTGTGGGATTGGTACAAGTCCGAAGGCTTCGTTTCCATAGCCGCATGGCTCTATCAGCGCGACGTGTCGGCGTTTAACCCTGCTGCAACGCCAGGTTGGACCGAGTTTAAGTTCAACCTTATCGAGCACTCCATGAGCACGAGTGAGTCGTTTTTAGTGGAGATGATGCGTAATCGCCAAGGCGAGTTTAGCCGTGGTGTTGTGGGGTCGCCCTTCCATCTATTGATTGATCGCTTATCCGGTGGTCTGCCTGCTGGCGTGAAAATCCATCAGGCAGCGCTGTTGCACGCGCTCAAAGAAGCTGGGTGGGTTGACGTTGGCCGGTTAGCGTCGGCAGAGTATTCGACCAAGAAGCATATCTTTGCCGTATCTGAGCTTGCGTCGAAGTTAAGCAAGTCGGAGCTTAGGCGTATGGTCGAGGAAACTGCGCCGACCAAAATGGCGCTGGTCAAGTAGCGCGGGATAAAAAAAGCCCGTCTACTGACGGGCTTAAAAGTAGGGCAGCAAGGCCCAACTTGAGGAGAAGTTCCAACACTACAAGTCTAGCATTTCACCAATCAACCATGCAAGCATAGCGCCTAGGATAATGATTAGCATAGCGGCATGGTCCAGGTTCTAAAGGCTTGCTGCTTCGCCATGGTATCGGGGCACTCTTTGCTTGGCGGTATCCATCCATGCCTGCGCCACACTTGCTCCACTGGTATGCACCAGTCGCGTGGGTCGATCTGGCAATTCATAAGGGTTAGCCACAAAGGCGGTTTGTTTTCGTCTTCCATAGGGGTTAGTCCTTAGATGTTAAAAAACACGGCAGCGCCGAGCGCGACGCCGAACACGAGCGCAACGGTCCAATCAAGTAAAAAGTCGAGCATGTTAGTCCTTTCAATAAAGTGCTTCGCCATACTGTTCAACGGTCCTTTTGTCGCGTATCAGTTTGATGTCACGTCGTTTAAAGGCGTGCAATGACGGGAACGGCCACCCATTGGTGGCCGGTATTCTGACGACGTATTGACCGTTTTCTACGCGATCAATAACACCGACGCCCTTCGGCGTCGTCACGCGTGTGTCGGGTTTCATGCGTGGGCGTCTTCGTCAGCGTCTTCGTCAGCGTAGGCGTCGATAACATGCTCGGCGATCTCGGTCCAGTTGACGTCGGACAGGAAAGCAAGCGCATAGTCGCGCGCTAATCCTTCGCTTGACGTTTCGATGATTAGTTCTTCAGCGTACGCCTTCAAGTCCTTGCCAAGATGATAAGCAGACTGGTCGAGATTAAAACCTTCAGGATCTTGGCCGTCGAATATCTCAAGATTGACGCGCCAGGTAGCGTAGTTGGCCCAGCCGTTGTAGTTAGCTTTACTCATGGTTGATTGTCCTTTAGTTGATTGGATTAGCCGACGCAATGCGCGCCCCTATACGCCCGCTTTCACGGGCGCATAAAGTCGAGCATTAAGCGGCTTTCGTTACTGGCGCGCTTAGTTGCTCACTCGCCCACGAAGGTATGGTTTTACCTTCGTCAGCGTCGTATATGGGGCGCAGCGGCATGACTAGGCCGATAAAGTTTTGCGTCGCGTCAATCTTAACAAGCGCAGTTGATGGACCGTTGTACGCGACGTTAATGAGCCCGTTTTTGCTACCGAGCAATTTCGATGCCTTTGAAAACCGTTCAAGCAAGTACGGTTGGAATTGCGCGGGCTCGCCTGAGAGCGATTTAGGCATGATGCGTTGAACATCGGGAAACTTTCCGTCGATTGCTTTGAAACTAACGGCCGCACCCGTTATCGCGCCAATTGTGCCCGTGATGCCGTCGGCCGTTTCGATAACGACGGTATCAACGTTTTTTGACGCGGACTTGATGAGCTTAATCACGTCGTTGGGAATAATCATTTCAACGAAATCAACGCCCTCGTTTTGTTGCTCGCTTTGATGGATACCGAGCGCATGTCCGTCGGTAGCAGTCAAGCGCGTTGCGGTAGCGGTAGCAGTCACGCATACACCCATTAAGTAAAAGCGAATGTCCTTATCGGCTGAGAGTAAGTTGACGGCTTTAAGGGCTGATAGTGTGGTGTAGATTTTCATTTGATTGTCCTTTAGTTGATTAGCAGAGATGATTAACGCCTAAGCGCTTAGCCGCTTCATAGGCTTCGCGCGTTTTTGCTTCGATGAGCCGTTGTCCGTGAGCATTAGCGAAAACGCTACCCAAATAGCGATCCTCTTCACGCAAGCATTGTTCATAACGCGCGACGGCGGCTTTTTGCTCTTTTGTAAGTTTAACTTTGCTCATGATTGTCCTTTAGTTGATTGGATTGTTGACGCGCTTTCGCGCGTCGGGATTAAAACTGAGAATCTAACAGTGCACAAAACAACGCGATGTCACGCGCATTGAACGCAGCTAGCACGGCGTCATTCTCAAGCGCGACGCAAAACGCGATGTCACGCGCAAGGCACTCATTAACGAAATGGATTTTTGACATTGCCTAACCCCTGGTTGATTGAATGAGCATTCAGTGTAAAGCATTGTTTTGCAAGTTGTCAAGTAGGGGCTAAAAACCCTTAAAAATGGGCAATCTTAGGTAGTGGGATTGGCAATGAAAGATAGTCAAATTGCCAATCGTAAGCGCTTGATTTCGCGGCGATTTCGGGGCTTTTGGCAATATTGTCATTGAAATGTTAGACCTAGTCATCTAGTAGTTATAGATATTATAACAGTTAGATATTGTAGGGCTACAGCGACTTAAAATGGTCGACAATTTTGCCAATCTTGCCAATAGATCTGGCGAGGGTCGCCGCATCACCGCGCCCACAATCCGCAACTATTGGCACTCTTGGCAACTAAAAAACAATAGCCAAGATTGCCAATCAGCTAACCGCATTGGCACTTTTGGTTATGCAAAACAAATAGCCAAGATTGCCAAAACTGCCAATGGTCCGACCGCTCGACCGCTCGACCGCTCGACCGCTCGACCGCTCGACCGCTCGACCGCTCGACCGCTCGACCGCTCGACCGCTCGACCGCTCGACCGCTCGACCGCTCGACCGCTCGACCGCTCGACCGCTCGACCCGATCGGCCACGCACCAGGCATGGATCGTTATGCCGATCAGATCGGTCAATCGTTCTGTTTGCTAGATCGCTTTTTGCAGTTGGCTTTTTGCTGGCGAAGCCCCCCCAGGGCCGACGGCCTGGCCGGTCAGGGCCGGTGGGTCCACAAGAAATTTTTTTATTTTTACCCGCCCAACAGCCCGCTAAGTTAAAATTTTTTTTTATTTTTAAAAATCCAACACGCCTATACAAAAGTATTAGAATGTCTTACGCTTGCGTTGTAACGACGTTAGGTCATCTTGGTAAAATTGTCACGCTATGTTTAAGAGCCTACCCCTCACCGTCCGAACGATTGAAGCGACAGAAGCTGTACTGGAGCGCATATACGACGCTGCGTATCTTGGTTTGAAAGAAGATTCGCTGGCGTTAGCAGCAGGGTTGTTACCTGTAGAGTACCGGCTACTTAAACAGCATGACAAACTTGCCGAGATTGCCGAACTCAAGGGACGCGCTGATAGTGAGCGTGAGCACAGCCAGCACATGTTGAACGCTGCGCGGAATGGCGACGCTAAGGCAGCGCTAGAAATACTGAAGCACACGCATGGTTGGGTCGCCAAGCAAGCCGTTAGTATTGAGGTTGATCAGCGCATTAGTGTGATTGACGCGCTACGTGCTGCGGAGACGCGTGTGGATGAAGGTAAAGTGATTGATGTATTACCAGACAATACACCCCAAATAGATGTTCTTAAGATAGAGAATAAACAGGTTGTGGGGTAATTGGTGTATAATGTTGCATCATTGGAGAAATCAATGGCAAAAGCAACATTAAACGACCGTTTTTGGGAAAAAGTTGATAAGCGCGGACCAAACGATTGCTGGCTTTGGACGGCAACAAAAACTAGTTTTGGTTACGGCAGCTTTCGTATGGGTAGTATGACCGACGGAACGCGCCGTAAAGAAATGGCGCACCGCATAGCATATACGCTGGCAACTGGCGAACAAATACCAAAAGGTAAAGTTGTCATGCACTTTTGCGACAACCCTACTTGCGTAAACCCTGCTCATTTAAGTATTGGTACGTATAGTGAAAACGGCAAAGCCGCTTACGACCGCAACAGGCGCGTATCAACAATAAAACCAGGTGAAGGTAGTCCTCGCGCTAAGTTAACGCTTGAACAAGTTGAATACATAAGAACAGTAGGCAAACAGCGAACTTTGCGTGATTTAGCCGTTCAATTTAGTGTCAGCCGGTCTACCGTTGACGCGGTTCGGCGCGGCGTAAATTGGAAGGAAACTTAATGCAAAAGCCGATATACAGTCCCGAAGATGAAATGACTCTAATGAGTCGTCTTTGGTCAACGGCTATCAAAGATGATCCTGAAACTTTTGTATTATTTGCGTTTCCGTGGGGTACTCAAGGTACACCTCTTGAACATCATAGAGGGCCAAGGAAATGGCAACGCGATGTACTGAGAGAAATTAAGCAGCATATCCAAAAGAATAAGACAGTCACCGCGTTTGAAGTTTTTAAGATGGCTGTTTCATCGGGCCGTGGTATTGGTAAGTCGGCGTTGGTGAGCTGGATTGTGCTTTGGATGATCACAACTAGGATAGGTTCTTCGGTCATAGTGTCAGCCAACTCAGAAGCTCAGTTAAGGTCTATCACATGGGCTGAAATAACTAAGTGGCTTGCTATGATGATTAACAGCCATTGGTGGGAAATATCAGCTACTCGAATCACACCTGCTAAGTGGTTAACAGAGTTAGTAGAACGCGACCTTAAAAAAGGTACAAGATATTGGGGTGCAGAAGGCCGTCTATGGTCGGAAGAGAATCCAGATTCTTACGCTGGCTTACATAATTCAGATGGTGTTTTATTAATTTTTGATGAAGCATCAGGCATCCCCGATGCTATTTGGGATGTAGCTCAAGGCTTTTTTACTGAAAATACACCCCACCGATTTTGGGCTGCGTTCAGTAACCCGCGCCGCAACACAGGGTACTTCTTTGAGTGCTTCCACGCCAAGCGTGACTTTTGGACAACGCGGCAGGTGGACGCAAGGACGGTAGAGGACACCGACAAGCAGGTCTATAGGCAGATCATTGAGGAGTACGGTGAGGACTCAAGCCAAGCGAAGGTCGAGGTGTACGGTGAGTTTCCGTCCAGTGGCGATGATCAGTTCATTACATCAAGCGCTGTAGCGGACGCAGCCGCACGGCCACGGTACAAGGACGAGACCGCGCCAATTGTTATTGGTGTGGACCCAGCGCGGGGCGGTGCGGACTCGACAGTGATCGTGGTCAGGCAAGGGCGCGACCTGACGGCGATCCATCGCTACCACGGCGAGGATACGATGACGATCGTAGGGCGCGTGATCGACGCAATCGAGCAGTACAAGCCAACGCTCGTGGTGCTCGATGAGGGCGGGCTAGGGTACGGTATATTAGATAGGCTGCACGAGCAGCGCTACAAGGTCGTGCGAGGGGTGAACTTCGGGTGGAAGGCGAAGAACCCTATTATGTATGGTAATAAACGCGCCGAGTTGTGGGGGCTGATGAAGGAGTGGCTTAAGACGGCGTCGATCCCTAACGACAGAGCGCTCAAGTCTGATCTAGTTGGGCCTACCATAAAACCTAATTCGTCGGGTACAATTTTCCTAGAAGGCAAAAAGGAAATGAAAGCCAGAGGGTTAGCATCGCCCGACGCTGCTGACGCGCTGGCGGTGACGTTTGCATTTCCGGTCGCGCACAGGCAGTATGTTGAAAAGCGAACAAATCGTGCGTATAACGCCAACGGTATCACCACATCTTGGATGGGTTCTTGATGGCAAAGAAAGGCGTGTCACTATCAGTCGGACGCGGTGAGAAGCTACCCGTATCTAAGGGTGCG